ATTCTTCATAGCACTGACCATAAACTGCAGTTTGTAGCTCATATACTGTTTGGATTTGATTAGATGTTTTTAAATCCAATAACCATAGTTCACCATTGATTTCAACAATCAAGTCACACGTACCTGCTACTTTAAGCTCATCTGAAAAGATATATACTTCAGTTTCAATTAAGGTAGGTTTATATGTTTCCCAAAATTCAACAAAACGTAAAAACATTTGCCAAACATCAGGATTATATTGTGGGCGACCACGTTCATCTAAAAAGTTAAGTTCCTCACCATTTAAATAAGCTTCAGCTAATTCATGTACTTGAGTACCTTCTTCAGCTGCTTTTTTAACGATATAATCAGCAGAAAAACCTACTTGCTTTAACCAATTTTCAAAAAATTTTCCTTTTGGATAATAACCTAAAACATATGTTACTGAAGGATAATACTTTCCATTGCGGCGATAGTAGCGAGAATCTGGAAGAGTGATTTGGGTTGCATCATCTGAAATTTCTAAGATGCGATTGTAGGATTGTTTAATGTTCCTTTTCTTCATAGAGTAAATAATTTTTTCTCCATCAGTTTATATTGTGTTAATGGAGAAACGGTTTGTATCAATTTGGTGAAGTTTTCAAATCCCATTTCACTAGGGTCCTTACCTTCAAGTTCTACCAAATAGACTTCTTTCCCAATGTCTAAAAGCTGTTCACAAAAACCAAGGGCTTTTGAAATAGCATCGTTATCTAGGGCAATATATATTTTTTGTACTTTAGATTCTACTAGCTTTTTCATCAAACTAGATTGAATATTTTTACCAAGTAATGGAACTACATTACGTTTGATTGCCATAGCATCAAATGGTCCCTCACATAATATAATAGGTAAATCCCAATTAATAAACAATTCAAACGGTATAATATCGCGAGACGTTTCGGGGTTGCGGTACTTGGTGTAAGGATCTTTCTCAAATGATCTCGCGGTGAAATAATTTAATTTACCGGTGCTATCATATGAGGGTATAACAATCATATTAGCATATTGTCCTGAATCGCAATAGCCTATATTGTATTTGAGAATATCTTGTTTGGTAATGTTTCTTTTCTTAAGATAAGCAAAAGCATGTCTTGCTACAATATCTTTGTTGTTAATAAAGGTTTTAAATTCCTTTGGCAATTCAAGTAAAACATGTTTTACCTCTCCTATGTCTTCAGTAGAGACATTTTTTACAAGTTTGGAAAGTTCTTGAAAATAGGAAGCATCAACTTGTACTTGTTTGAATAAACTTCTTATAGTTTTACCTTTTTTACCACAAGTCCAACAAGCCCATTTATTGACACCGTCTTTGTTTTCGGTAAAATTAACTTCGAGTTTTGGTTTATGGTGATGGCAAAATGGGCAAGTGTATGCTTGATTTCCTCGTGCTGTACGTTTACCGGTGCCTAAGACACCGTTAACTAGATTGACTAACAGTTCATTTACCATAACCTTAAGATACAATATCTTTTTTAGATATCAAAATCTTTTCGGAAAAACTTGCCTAAAATATTGTCGTTAAAATATAGATCGGGTTCCTCTAAAACTCTATAAACAAATAATGTTTGTGTTTCGTAGTACGTTAAGAGTTTTTTGGTAGGACACATTATCAAAATCTCGCGTTTGAAATTTTCTAATGGTTCGGTTTTTTTAAGTTCAAGTAGTGTTTTATTTGAACCCCAATATTTTTTCCAATCAGATTCAGTAATTACCATTTTGTAGGAAGCTCTACGGCCTGCTACACCTTCATACATTGCAAGTTCTTTTTTGGTTAACTTTACTTTTTTGTTATGGTAAAGTACTTTTTTACCAATATATGATTTACCTGAAGGTATATGGGTAATCTTGTAAATGAACCCAAATGTGTTGTTTGGGAATTGAGAAAAGTTCTCAATTTCTTCTTTTTTATATAACCAATTTAACATGATATTAGTATGATAAATTGACATATACCCAAACAGATCCATCATAGATATATAAAGCTCTAGGATCAGATTGAACATTAACATATACAGTACCTGCTACTGGATTATCTGGGGCTTTTAAGGGGAGTACAAATTGTCCATTAAATCCTGTATCTCCAGCAGCAGACCAATTTAATATAGAACTTTTACTTGCTACTAAATTAGTACTTCCAGCACTTCCACTTAAAGAAACAGAACCAGTAACAGTTAAGCCTGAGCCACTAATTAATAAAGATCCTGTTATAACTGCTGATCCTGAAAATGGAAAACCTGATCCTCCACTACCACCATTAAGAGCATATGATGCTGTAGTAGCAAATGATGCAGTGGTAGCAAATGAAGCTGAAGTTGCCGTTGATGCAGAACCAGTAATGCTCCCACTTATAGAAACACTATATGCTCCTGTTGTACCTCCACCTGAAGTAAAAGCATCATATAATTGGAGTAAATCGTTTGGTTCAACTGTATTACCATTTGTAATATTAGATGAGTTTAAATTTGCCATATTTTATAAGTCTAAATTTATTAATATTGTAGTATCTGTTACTGCGGAAGTTGGAAGTGGTTGCGCAAGTTTTGCTACTGCTAATAAATTATAATTATTATCATATAAACCTACTGTTGTAACATAAGGTGAAAAATATGAACCTGTTGCAAAATTATATAAAATTCCACTATTTGAACTTCCAGAAATTAAGGTTGGATTTGTAGAAAAATTAAATTCATTTTCTCTAAGGGTACATTTATATTGTGTTTCATAAATTGTAAGAGTACTTTGAAAAGAACAAGTAATATTAGATCCAGTTATAAAACTATCTATAATACTAATTGTACCTCCTCCATAAAGTGCGGTTCCATAATTTATATACCCGTATCCATCATTTTGTCCTGGGGTTCCATCACTAGTAATGGTAATAATCCCGTGTTCATAGATTACATCTCCATATTTTAATGAATTATTAATCATATTTCCATTACCATCGTCTATTAAAACAATAGTACCATTTGAAATACTTACAGTACCTGGTTTGAGATGTTCCCCAAATAAATTAGATGGGATTGAAATTACACCTATTTTTTCATCTGAGCCTGTTGGGATATATCTATCTGCGGGGAGAGTTGAAGAAAGATAATTATAATAATTTGGAGTATATGCAGGACCAGTTATAGTTCCATCAATATTAAATAATGCTATACCTGCTGGGGAACCATCACTTCCTGAGATGTAATTTGAATAATATAATTCTTTAACAGAACGATATACTAAAACTTGATCTTGAGTATTAATTTGTCCCGTTGGATATGAGCCTGAAGTCCAAAGAGAAGATGTATTATTAAGGCCAATATATCTATCAATTTCTACGTTTGAGGCTGTTAATTCATTTCCTCTAAAGGTAAACGATTTATTTACCTCAAAAGGAGATACAATGACATCAGACGTTATAAATGGCTTGAATATGCTCATTCATTTTAGAAATCTAGTTTAACTCGTACAAGAGCTTCTTTTGTAAAGTCTTTCAATAATGGGCGTGACATTTTAGCAACTGCTAATAAATCATTACTATCATTATACATTCCCACAGTTGTAATATAAACTTGTGGTTGATTAATGAAATTACTATAAATTACTTCTCCAGTTGAACCCGAAATAAATGATGGGTTTTCTGAATAATTAAATTCAGAGTTACGTGCTCTAACAAATACATAATCTGAAGTGACATTTTCTTGAGAATTTAATGCAAATGAAGATCCTAATTTAATAGATTCATATAATTTTCTATTATTAAATCCATCAGCATTATTTGAACGGCTAGGAGATACTTTAATAGATTGAGATATTGCTGTTGGGTTTAGCATTATAGTTCCTAAATCTGGGAAGACTAAACCATATGAACCCGATCCTGCTACATACCCACTATTTGGTAATGAACCAGCTGTACCATTTGAACCTGAAATTAATTGGTAAACACGAGTTGAACCAATAAATACACTTACTGGGTTATCAAGAGAATTGTCTGTTAAATTAATAATACCACCAGATCCAGAAATTTTTAAATTTAAAGATCCAGGGAAAAGTGATTGTTTATATCTAGCTCTTTCAACAGAAAGAACCCAAAAGTTTGAAGCTGTAACAACATTATTACCTGTTCCAAAAACAAAATTTGCATTTTCATCTTCTAAAATTAATGAACGGTATTGACCATACATTGTTTTAGTATAAGAATTTTCAGGTACCGCGGTATTATATAATTCACTTCCACTACCTAAAATATCAGCATAAACAACATCGAATTGAATTTCTGCTGAAGTAAGAGTGGAAGATGTTTGGTAAACACTTAAATAATAATTACCAGAAGATCCTGCTTCTTGAATTGAAGATGTAAAAAATTGTGTCAAAGTTGGGGTTCCAGTTGACCACAATGTAGAAGTAATAGAATCCGTACTTACTACAAAATCTTCAGGATCAAATCTTTTAAATGCCATTGTTTATATTTTAATTAGTTTTGATTAATTGTAACTGGGATTGTTAGGCGAGCACCACTGTCTAAACCTACAACAGTTAATGTAGCAGTTAATTGAGTATTTGAGCCAAATAATGTATTTACTGTAGTTGCACGTAAATTAATTTGAGAACCAATTACTGTTACTGACACATTAGTTCCAAGTGTAGTAGTTGAAGTAACTGAAGCATTAGCTGCAGTTGCTGCTGGTGTATTAATACCAATTCCGGTAAATGTACTAAATAGACGAACATCAGAAATAGTAGCTGAGTAACCGCTAGTTTCAAATGTTTGGTTATTACCTAAATAATTTAACGTTTGAGGAGTAACTGCAAGTGAAGCTCCTTGTACTAAGGTAATTGCAGAATAGCCTAAATCAAGTACAGGTAATTTAGCTGTTCCACGTGGTAGAGTAGCTAATTTATATTTCATGATTTGGGTTTCAGTTGGAAAGGCTTCAAGTAAAGGCATATTTTGAATTGCTTCACCATAAAATGAAGATCCAGATGGATGAGTTGGATTATATAATGTATAATCAATTTCATCATCTGCTAAAGCAAATTGTGTAATGCGGAATGAACCGTCATTTTTTGCTAAAAGTTCTCTACCTTTATTTGTTAAAATCGCATCAACTGTTACGACTTGGTTATTTAAATATCCCATTGTGTTTTATTATTGGTGTATTATATGTAATAAATATTATGATAACAACCCTTTCTGCGTGAGATCTAAAATAAATTGATCAATTGATTTATTTAGCTCAGGTGATACATATTCAGGTCGTACAATATATGGTCCTTGAGAATTATTTGGTTTAAATCCTTCCATTACTATTTGCGAGGGATTATCAACATATCTTCTAATAATAAAATGATCTAGATTAAAATTCGAAGTTGAAGCTGAGACTGGAAGAGGTTGGTTGAAATGGATTTCAAGAGAACCTGTTTGAGATACTCTATCTCCTGATCCAGTAGTATATGGGGCAAATATTTTGGTTACTTGATAAGTATAGTCTTCTCTTCCTTCAAATCTAAATTCATCCCCGTATTCTAATGACCATGGTAATGATATATTATTGAATCCAGAACCAATAATATCAGTCATTTTAACATTTTCATCTCCATACAATTGAGTTAAGGTAGGATTTGAAGAAGTAATAACATTTGGATAACTAGATTTATTAGGCCAACCCCATATAGAATTAGCACCAGAAGAAGTTACTGGATTAGTATAAGCTGGGTATTGGGAAACGATAAGACTTCCTCCAACTGAAAATGGTGAAGTAGCACCTGTAGGAGAAGACCAAAATACATAGATAGA